TCATGATTTCCTGCCACCCAAACCACACGAGTGCCGCGCTTGGCATGTCCCAATATGCGACGTATCACGTTGGTATGGCTCTGTTTCCAGCGCCACTTGTTCTGCTGTATCTTCCAGCCATCTATGATGTCGCCTACTAGATACAGGCTTTCGCAGGTGTTGTGTTTGAGGAAGTTGTTGAGATGCTCGGCTTTGCAATCTTTAGTGCCAAGGTGTACGTCACTGATGAATATAGATCTGTAATCTTTTTCCATATGTGCTCAAATAGGTGCTGGTTACGAGCTCCAGCGACACTCAATCTTGTGTCCGGTTACTGTTATTTAAACACAATCATGTTAAGATTTTGTGACAGTCCAGCCAGATCATCTACCAATCAAGCGATCCACAAACGCCAGCAGCAGGTGGTGGTGATACCATTCGTGCCAGTGCTTTCGGGCATAGGCGGCATAGGGTTTCTCATACCAGCTCAGTTCGCTCTCGGGGTGGCATCCGATCACGCCCACCCGGTTCTGTATGATGGCCATGGCGTCACCATTGGCGTAGGTGGCTATGGTTTCAAACTGTGTGCTGTCACCCAACAATGCGCAGCCATCATAAAAGAACATGTGCTCTTTTTCGCCCAACCAGGTGACTTTGGCCACGGTGCCGTAGCTGCGCCGGATCTCTGCACCGGGACGTCGGATATACTGCACTGCATCCACGCCCTGCAGGATATCAAAGTAGCGCGGTGCTGCCCAATATGCGCCCATGCAGATGCCCAGATAGTGCCCGCCACGATCCACGAAGTCAGCCACAGCATTGCCCGCACGCCGGGGAAAGAACTCAAAATAGCTGTCAGCATCGCCAATGCCCCCGGGAAAAGCCACCACGTCCACACCGGACAACGTGTCGGGTGTGCATTGTTCCCGGCTGAATGTTTGTATGTCGTAGTGCGAATCAAGGGCGCGGATCATGCCCTCGCAGCATTGGCGTGAGCACTCGGGATGATGCTTGAACAATGCGATCCGGGGTTTCATTACTGATACTTAGCCAAAAAGAAACCCGCCGAAGCGGGTTTCTGACTATTGGGTTACAAGGTGGTCAACCCCGTGGAGTTCAAGCGGCTAGCTTGAGGTCTCCATAAAATGCGTCATCATTTGCATTTATAGATTTTGCTTGATTTACGGTCATCGCCTACCGAGTTGCCGTCTCTACTATCTAACCCAATCGATCCTGTGTATGGCCCATCATAAAAACACTGTATGCTCTTATGGTGGACCATTCGGGCACTGCCCCCGAGTCTTGGATTCCTTCGCTTCGAAGGGATTACAACTATTCAAATATTTATTAGTCTGCGTTTTTCTAATTGCAGTTCTGCTATTTTAGCATCTGTAGGATACAAATAATAGTTCTTTTGGCCATCATTATACCAATGTCGCCCGTAGGCATTTGCCTTTTTATTCTTTTTACGATCTTTCCATTCAGTGACCGGGATCCACCCTACTGGTTGTTCACCTGGCTTATATCTTTGCTTATTTAGAACACTCGAAGATGGGAGATCTCCAGAGTGATTTTCGTCGATATAGATTTTAGTCCCGTATGAACCGTTCCTTGACCCAGACACTTTTGTTGACAAGTTATTGCGTCTTATTTGTTTTTCTTCTTCTGTTAAATGAACCCAAGTATCTGGATTGACTATACCTTTTTTAACTAATTCACTCCAACTGCTTGCCCTAACTTTTTGCCAGGATTCTTCCGTCCAATGCTGTGTTCCGCCTAACCCTAGTTCTTTGATTCTTCTGGATGCCTGTGCAGTAACTTCTTTACGCTTGTCTGGGTCAAGGTTAACGTGTTCCCATCCACCTGGCCCGCCCTTGTGCATATTGTAGGTGTCTTTACGTTTTACAAAATCTTCGGTGACTATTTCTGCCTCCTTAATGCCCATCTCTTCCATAGATGAACAAAAGTGTAGAACTTCTTTCTTGAAGTTTTCAACGCCATATTTTTTAATAGCCGCTGTTATTTGTTTTCCTGACCCATAGTATCCATTTTCGTCAGGATGCTTGTCAGACTTATGCTTACCAACATAGATTTTGCCATTGGTTAAATTGGTTATTTGGTATATGTAAAAGAACATGCCGCCTCCGTATAGTATTTATACAGGGCGGCATCGAACCTATGTCTTATTGTTTTTAAACGGTTAGACACCCTCAGGTCCAGAACACTTTTCTCTCGGCTTCATACAGCAATAAACCGCAGTATATATTTATTTGCGGTGGTTGTCAACAAAAAGCCCACCGAAGTGGGCTCTTTGAGTCTCTCGACGAGAGATTAGAAGCTGAAGCCAACTCCAACACCGTAAGCATTTTCACGGATGTCTTGGTAGCTCTTGCTCACGTTCAAGCGGATGTCAACACCCTTGCTCACAGGGATGCTGTAGGTGCCAAAAGCCACAGTCTGCTTGGTTTCGGTGCTGGCAGTGGTTCCCACGCGGGTCTTGAGACCGGCTAGGGCAAAACCAGAACCCAGTTTCATGCCAGTGGTGGCACCAACCAAACCATACTGATAGTCCTTGTTCTTGACACCGTTGTAGCCGTTGTCAAAACCAATGCCTGCGAATGGGGTGATGGCACCAAAAGCCTTGCCAGCTGTGACTTCAATGCTGTTGGCCATGCCGCTTTCATTCCAGACCTGGGTGCGAGCTTGTGCGCCCAGCTGCCAACCAGCCACTTCCTTGCCCACGCGCAGATACTGTGCGTTGCTCATGTTGCGGTTGCTCATATCACGAACATGATCCACGTCCAGGTTAGCGTAGTCAACTGCGCTGGCTGCGCCACTTGCGAATGCGATCACTGCTGCTAATACGATTTTTTTCATTTGAAATTTTCCTTTAAGATTAGACTTTCGTCTATGGTTAGTATTTATGCTATTTGCGGCGAGCCGCAGCAAACATAGGGCCATTATACAAGATATCCGGCTCTTGATCAAGAATTACTTTGCCAAATTACTGCAAAGATACCCCAGTTGTCAATCTTTTCCAGTCTGCTACCTGTCGCGCATACCAGGGTTGCACTTCTGCGTCGGGCATTTGATTGATGCTGGTGCAATAGTCCACACGGTAAGCATCTGCTACTGCTGCGGATCGTCCTGCCCGAATGAATATCTCCCGCAGCTCACGCACACGAGCATCGCTCACACCAGCAGGAACCACCAACTGCGCGGGCACGTTCATGAGCTCCAGATCTCTAGGAAAGCCCTGCTGGCTCAAGGGCAACACACCATTCACGGTTTGATTGCCCGTCACACCCAGTTGATACACACGCACACGGCCTTCCAGATACTGCGCAGAATCTCCCAGGAAGTTCACAGCAAAATCAGTGCTGTCATTCAGCACTGCCATCAGGGCTTCTGTGGTGCTCTTGAAGGGCACTATGGTCATGTGGGGATAACGCTTGAGCAGCTGGGCTGCGATCAAGTGCGTGGTTGTGCCCATGCCGCTCATGCCAATGGTGAGCCGGGCATTAACGGGCACCTCTGCCCAGGTGCGATACCGCTTGCTGGAGATAACTGCGGGCGCTGCACAGGCCGGGAATAGTCCACGGAACCGGCTCAGGTCATGGCTCTCAGCAGGAAAAAAGTTGGGCCTGATGTAGAACGCACTGGCCGTGGCCAAGATGTGATTAGGATTGTTGAGCACATGGTTGGCTGCGATACTGCCACCTGCACCTGGCCTGGTATCAAACACAAAGGTGAATTTGTCCTGTATGCGGTTTGACTCCTGCACCAGCTGGCGATGGAAGTTGGCCGCTGCATCTGCAGGACTCCAGGCATACACGATGGTGACAGTTTCTCGAGCCTGGGCCAAACTGGCCAGCAAGGCTATTAGGATAGCTAAAAGTTTTTTCATGATTACTCCAAAAATGTAGTTTACAGCACCCGATGGGCGCTGTCAATGTTTTTGGCTTTGCACAGAACGTGCTTTACGGGAATCGGCGTTCTGGTGTCACACACCAGTAAAAGGGTCTCACCCCAAGCGTCAATGTAGAATCCGGCGTCGACCCCTGTCGGCGCTGCAAGATTATTTATTCACCGGGTGTGCGCTGTATGCGGAAACTGATGGCCAGCAGATTTTCAGGAGCATACAGGGCCACGCTCTTGATCTGATGCAGGTAACGGCTGTCAAACAACATGAAACGCCCGGGTCTGGGTGCTACCACGTTTTCGATATCACCAATGGGATAGTCTCTGGGTTGATCTTGTTCAAATCGACCTGTGTAATCCCCAGTGTCTGCATCGTTGCTGTGGAATATGGTCTCACCATAGAACTGTGGATGCCACTCAGTGTTGGCAAAGTATACCAGGGTATAGAGGTCATCACGATCCAGCCATATGCTGTCACGATGTATGGCCTTGGTCCTGGCGCGGAACTCATGTTCTTGTCCATCACCATACACACGCCAGCCCACACCCTCACGTCCGGGAGTGCCATCTGGGCGTGGAATCGCCTGCACAGGACTGATTCCTGTCATGTAGTTCATGCCTTCGGGCACACCATTGATCTGGAATCTGTTGCCCAGACCTTGATTGATTGTGTTCCACAATCGTGATATCACAGGATGACGGTGCTCCAGGCTGGTCTCATCCCAGGCCATGGGGCATCTGGGTGCTGCGGGCAGGTTGCGCGGAGTGACCCAACGATCATGCCTGGGATACCAGTTGCTGTGCGGCTGATCATAGAAGTTCACGCAGTATTCGCTGTCCAGCAGATGCTGGTATACTTCATGGATCAAGGTCTGGGGCACATGATCATCATGCACACTAAGGTGATAGCTGTTGGTTAGGTCTCGGGTCAGCATGTTAGAATCGGGAATGATCGTTGATACCTGTGCTCACATACGCAGCATCGCCCAGATAGTAGAATGGTGAGATGAATCCCACAAAGCCTACTGGACGGCCCATCTCATAGTTGAAATACTTGGGGTCAATGTTGTCTACCAGATACTTCAATCCGGCCTGCCACACACGATAGGCCTGTGTATCTTGGAAGTTGGTGTAGAACCAGTGATCCATTTCGTTGTAGAAGCTGTTGGTGGGTTTTGAAGTCTGGAACGTGGCCGGATCATAGTCAGGATACAGCAGGGGTTTGATGATGTGTTCGAACGTGGTGCGCTGGGCAAAGCTGTGGTTGGGCCAGCGAGCCAGATGTTGCAGATACTGATTGTGCGGCAGATCAAACCAACGTCGTATGATGTGTGCCTGTTTGCACAAGAGCTCGGGCAGATCTGGAGTCCAGTAGAAATACTCATTGGTGATGTTGTCCCACTGCCCCACTTCGGGGTTGGCATTGTTGGCCTGGATATCCATGAAATACAGATACCATTTTTGATCTCGGATACACACCTTGGGCTTGTCCACACCCCAGAGCATGCACACTCGCAGTCCACGATCCAGGGTGTGTTTGTGGCTGTCCACAGCATCCACGGTGTGTTTGAACGCATGTCCTGGTTGGAAGTAGTCCTTGGTGCGGAATATCCAGCTCTCGTCGTGGCCCTGGGCCAGCATGTCTTGTGAATAGTCATGCACGGTGATCTTGGTAGCAGGTGCATGGGTCTGGATCCATTGCAGCAAGGGCTGGGCAGCATAGCGCCATTCGCTGAGAGTGTTTTCGGGTTTGGTGTTGAATGGGTCATCCGTCACATTCTTTTCCCCGGTCTTGGGGTAGCGGAATACCACTTCGTCCAGATGGATGCCGTTAAGGATAAAGCTGTAGGCAGCGGTGGCACTGTCTCCACCGCCACTGACTTCCAGGCGTATGTAATCGTAGCGATCTCTCAGTTGTTGTGCCCGCATGCGATACAGGGCCTGTAGTTCAAGCTCGGGCTCGGTGTTCCACTCATAATGATCAAACACGTCGCGATTGAAGTTCCACTCAGGAAACTGATTGCTGTGGGTGCCGGCTATGAGAGCCTGTGGTTTGATATAGTGGCGTTGATCTCCCACGGTGTAGAAGCCCAATTTGGGATTTTGTTCCAGCAGGGTCATGATTGAGAGTTCCATACCAGCCAATCCAGGCGTTCTAGATCTGCTTGGATTTCGTCTGTGATCGTGCCTTCGGGCACATATTGCTTGCGGCTCATGTGTTCTGCATCTTGTTTTTCATCGTAAGTGGCGCGAAGACCCATGCCTGAGCAATACCAGTCCATGTAGTCGCCTTGCTCACGCAGTTCAGACACTATGCCGCCAGAACCGCGCCAACTGCAACTCCAGGTTTCATCTTTGAGCATGGGCCACACCTCTCGTTTGATGAAACGATTATTGCACATGGCCGCGTAGAGATTCTGTGCATAACTTTCGCTGGCCTGCACCTTGGCCACGAACCAAGCCGAGGACTGCATGTCCTCAAACATGTCGGGTCCGTGATCTTTCATTTCAAAATGCTGCTGTATTTGCGCAGTTTGGTCATCTTGTTCAGTGCAGCCTGTTCCATGTTGGCTTCAGTGATCACGCCCTGCTGCACCAGCAGGCCTATCATGGCTAGAAAATCTCCCAGTTCCTGTTCCAGCTTGGCACGGTGGGTCATGCCGTCACGGTGGTTGGTGTCCAGGCCAAAGCGAAAACACTTGCTGATTTCTTGTATGACCTCAGCGGCTTCTTCTTGCGCTATGACCAGGGTTTCTCGGATTTTGTCGTCCATGATATCTCAAAAATTTGGTGGGTCCACTAGGAATTTGAATGAGAGAAAATTGCTTTGTGGGCCTGCCTGGGGACGATCCAGGAACCTCCAAATTATGAGTTTGTTGCTCTAACCAGTTGAGCTACAGGCCCACAAAACAACCTTGTCGTATCAGTTTGATTTCTGCTTTCTTTATTATACACAATTTTTCAGGAAAGTCACGCCATTTGGCACGATCTCTATCGGTTTCGTAACCTTTGACTTCAACATACAAATCCATGGATTCGATATAAAAATCAGGATGATACCAGCGATCCCCATTCCATTCGTATTTGAATGCTTTGGTTGGTCGTTTAGGATTTAGTCCTTTTTCTTTTGCCCATATATAAAAATCAACTTCCCACTGTCCCTGTAATTTGATGCCGTCTATAACAATTTGTTTTGTTCTACCTCGATTAGATGAGGTATAAGATTCCGGATTTTCTTGCACTGCCCTTCTCATTGACTGCTTATGTTTTTTCCGAAATTCTAAATCTGCCCATTGTCGTTGATTTTGTTTTATTGTAGTATTTCTAATCTTTTCTAAACCTTCGGGAGTCAAAACCTCCATTCTTCTATCTGGGTTCAATGGACACCGTCTAACATGATTAGAATATCCCGATTTATTATCGTATTCCTTAGAACAATATTCGCATTTCATACAAAGCTCCCGACTCTAATAATATTATTTATCAAAGTCTGCCACTTTATCCATCGGCCTATGCTACATTGTAACTGATTGTGTGTTCAAGGTCAACTGTAAAATTCCATGAATCTTTCTAGGTCACCATACAGTTTGGCCAACATGGCCTCCTTGCTGCCAAAAAACATCACCTTGCGTGGGATGCGTTTTTCAAAGTATATGTAATAGGGCATCTGCAATTTGCGATCCATGCGCAACACGATCTTCTGTTGGAACTTGGTAGGATCAGGTATGTCTACTTCATATCTTTCTATGTCCAGGTCCATGACCAAGGCAGCGTATCCTTCATTGCTCAATCTCAAACCACCTGTCCTACGGATATTGATCCACCAAGTGAGTCGGGCAGTTTCTTCTGTGATGCGTCGATTCTCAGGCAGTTGAGCTACCAGGATCCGGGTGAGTTCGTGTTTGTCGCGCACATCAAGGATATATCTGTTGGCCTTGCTGCAACAACACCACAGTGAATCGATCGGTGCGGAACTGTGCGTTCAGCTTCTTGGCCAGATTTCGAGCATGACCTGGATTGCTGAAGCTGACCTTTTTGTATTTGGGTCCTGGATACTGCACCAGCAAGTTGGATGTCTTGAGGTTGATGGGCTTGCCTTCATAGAACACAGCCCATACACCTTCCGAGGCCAACACCTGCTCGGTCTTGTATGTGGTCTTGTTGGTTAGCTCTGCTAACACTGTGGGTTTGGGTCTGCTCATCAATATGTTCCTGCATTTATTTATGCCGAAATATATGCAGATTTAGAAGCTGGCACCCTTGACTTCCACGGTTATGACTTCTTCTTGGCGTGCCTGTGCGGCTGCTGTGCGCAGTTCTACAAGTTCCAGCAGCAGTCTCGTGAGATCCGCATGCATGGCTCTTGCATCGCTCATGCTCATCACAAAGTCTTTGGCTCCGCGGCTTTCATTGCCTTGCACCCGGTCCACGAAACGCTGTAGATGTAGACTCATTTTATGAACTGACCAAGTTCTGGTGGTTGCCATCCGTCGGGCTTGAGCACCTTGCCATCTTCACGTTTGCGCACTCGGCCAGTTTCGGGATCAATCTTGGCAAAGTTGGTGCGCATGACTTCGTTCCAGGCACCTTCACCATCTGCACCCATGCTGTGGATGGCACCCACAGTGACCACCAGGATGTCAATGAGTGCATCCAATGTTTCTACTTTATCATGTTCTATGATAGCGTGTGCAAGTTCGCCCAGCTCTTCTTCTATTAACGTCACATACAAATTGAATTGATCCTTGTTGAACTCGCCCACGCTCTGATCGCAGGCTCGCATAAACTTGTCTTGGTCTTGGAATGGGTTGGTCATGGTTGTGCTTCCTGTTCAGTGTGGAATGGGCCTGCATATTCATATCTTTGCAGGGTTATGAGTTTGGGATCACGCACCACTTGCCAGGTGCTGTTACGGCGCACACGATACCAACCGGCTGCGAACCAGCTCTTGCTTTTGCGGGTCTTGGTATACAGTGGTAATCGGTATTGCACGTTCCAGATGCCATTGTAGGCCCGGGCTGCTGCTTGATATCCGTGTATGGTTGTGAGTTTGGGTGTCTTGACATTCACAGCAGGCATGAATTGTATGGGCAGTCGGCTCTCCAGCATCTTCATGGTCTTGAACTGTGCCACGCTGTCCATGATGCGCACTTGATAACCACCACCGCCCACTGCTTCCACGTTGCCGATCTTTTGTTCGTTTTGTTGCAGGATCCAGAACTGACCCTTGATAACAGGTTTAGCTACGATCATTCAAAACTCCTTTGTAGGTCTCGTTTAGCCAGCGACCAAACTGGTCTGCGCTTTCGCTGCACTTGATGAGATTGTGCCGGCCACAAAAACGCATGAAATGCACTCCCACCTGGCCCACGTCCTTGTGGCTCTTTTGTTCCAGGATGGCAGCATCTACCTTTTGTTTCACTTCCTCGGGCTGTGCAGTAAGGTCCACCAGCGTGACGTTGCGGTTGTAGTCGTCCAACACGCGATGCTCCACACCATCATGGTCCGTCCACTTTTGCAGCATGAGATTGTTCCAGTTGAAGCCTTTGCGTTCACGATCTTCAAACGCTTCCTGCAAGCCTACTTTGTTCTTGGTGCCCCGAGTGCGCACACCGGGATAGGCCGAAAACACGTTGTCGCTGGCATCACCGCGCATGCACTTTTCAAACAGCAACCATTCGGGATTGGGCGGCAGCAAGTCTGCTTTGGTCTTCTTGTCTTTCACACGCTGGCCCTTGGCATCAAAGATGCCATT